CAGGCGCACATAATCATGCAAAATGGCAGTAAAATCACCACCGTTCCCCCGGTCCGCACAAGGCGGCGTCTTTGGAGGTATGCCGACAGAGCGATTTGCGTCTGCCAACAATGTGGACGCGAGTTTCACCGCAAGAACAACGGCTGGAACAAGGGCTTGTACTGCTCCCGCGCCTGTAGCATCGAAGCCAAGCACGCCGCAGCCAAACCAAGGTTCACGGCGGTCTATTTGAAGACCTGCGAAGAGTGTGGTCGTCCCTTCGTGAGTCGTTTTAGCGCGGCCCGGATGTGCTCTACGGAATGTCAGAAGTCCGAGCTACGCAAGGCCTCGGTGGACTGGTATTTTGCGAAGCGCGCCAAGGTCCCAATGGTCTCCCGAGAGTGCGCCGAGTGCGGAAATACGTTCACGGCGAAAGAGACCAATGGGAAACGGGCTTTCTGCTCAACGCGATGCGCCAAAGTGGCCGCAAAGCGCGAACGAAGGGCTCGGGAGAGGAGCCAAGTCGGTCCCGGTACCGCGGTCCGGTTCTCCGAAGTCTGGAAGCGCTCAAACGGCAACTGCCACCTTTGCGGCCATCCCGCCATGCGCATCCAGGGCAGCGAGTACAGCCCGCTCCGCGCCACCATAGATCACGTGTTTCCGCTCAGTCTCGGCGGCGCGCACGGAATCGATAACACCCGCATCGCGCACGCACTTTGCAACGGTCTCAAGAGCAACCACCAGGGCGACCTCTCGGAGATTGTCGCCCACTGCAAAGAGAAGATCGAAGCCCTGATGTTCCCCGCGGCCGCACGCGCGCAGGTTCTCCGGATCGCATAATGGCTCGCCCTCGCACAGCAACCGCCCTAAAGCTCATCAAAGGCACGGACCAGCCCTGCCGGACGAACAAGCGGGAGCCAAAGCCGCGGCGCGGTATTCCGTCTCCTCCGGCCCACCTCAGCGACCGCGCGAAGACGGCCTGGGGCGCGGTCTCAGTCATCCTGGACCGCATGGGTGTGCTCACGGAAGCGGATGGGTTGGCGCTTGAAGGCGCCTGCGAGGCCTACGCAGAGCTGGTGGAGGCACGGCAGGTGTTGAAGGCCCGCGGCGCTCTGTCCTACGAGACGGAGCAGGAAGCGAAATCCGATCTGGTTATCAGCGCCAAGGCGGGAGAGGTCACCGAGGTACTCGAAGTCCCACGCAAGAAAGTCATGATCCGCGCCTTCCCTGAGGTGGCCATGATCGCCGATGCCGACCGCCGGCTTGCGATGTGGCTCACAAAGCTAGGCATGACCCCCGCAGACCGCTCGAGGGTATCCGTAATCGGTGGCGAAGAAACCAAAGACCCGTGGTCGAACCTCTGACCGAGACTACTGTGCCATCGCTCGCAAGTACGCCGAGGATGTTCTCTCTGGCGCCACGCCCGCCTGCAAGTGGGTGCGCCTGGCCTGCCAGCGGCAGATCGACGACCTCGCGCGCAAGCGGGGCCCGGCCTGGCCATACCACTTCGACCGGAAGCGCGCCGCGCGCATCTGCGCCTTTATCGAACTGCTGCCGCACGTCAAGGGGCGATGGTCAAAGACGATCCGCCTTGAGCCCTGGCAGATTTTCATTCTCGCCACGGTCTTCGGCTGGGTTGACGCCAAAGGCTGGCGGCGGTTCCGCGACGTCTACATCGAAGTCCCCAGGAAGAACGCCAAAAGCACCATCAGCTCCGGTGTCGGCCTTTACATGCTGGCGGCCGACGACGAGCCCGGAGCTGATGTCTTCAGCGCGGCCACGAAGAAAGACCAGGCCCGCATCACCTGGGACGATGCGAAGCGGATGGTCGGAAAAACCGAGGGCCTGCGGCGCCGCTTCGGGGTCTCAACCTTCGCCCACAGCATCGCCGTCGAAGAGACCGGAAGCAAGTTCGTGTCGCTGTCGTCAGACGAAGACGGGCTCGACGGGCTCAACCCGCACTGCGGGATTGTCGATGAACTCCACGCACACAAGTCACGCGCCGTCCACGATGCCCTGGAATCCGGCACCGGCTCCCGTAAGCAGTCGCTCATGTGGCGCATCACGACGGCCGGGAGCAACCAGGCCGGCGTCTGCTATGAGCAGCGCGAGCTTGTCATTCAGATTCTCACCCGGCAGACCGAGACCGAAGGAAGCGAGCGGTACTTCGGCATCATCTACACCATCGACCTTCCCGAGAAACAGGAAGACGGGACGGTCAGCGCGGGTGACGATTGGACGGATCCGCTCGTCTGGCGCAAGGCCAACCCGAACTACGGCGTATCGGTGCTGCCCGAGGACATCGCCACCCTCGCCTCAAAGGCAATGGCGAGCGCGAAGTCCCAGAACAACTTTCTCACCAAGCGCCTCAATGTCTGGGTCACCGCGGAGGAAGCCTACTTCAACGTCGCCGTGTGGCGCCGGAAATGTACGCGGCCGGTCAGCCTGGAGGACTTCGAAGGCGAGACGTGCTGGATTGGGCTCGACCTCTCCAGCAAAACCGATATCGCCAGCAAGGTGCGGATCTTCAAGCGCACCGAGAAGGACCGCGGGAAGGATGGCGGCGAAGTCGAGCAGCTCCACCTGTACGTCTTCGGTGAGCATTACCTTCCAGAGGACGTGGTCGAAACCGGAGTCAGCACAAACTGCTCCCACTACGACGGTTGGGCGCGCGAGGGCTATCTGACGCTCACCGACGGCGCGGCGATCGATTACGGCCGGATCGAGGACGACCTGCGCGACGACTGCCGGCGCTTCTCCGTGCGCGCCATCGCCTACGACCCGTGGAACGCCGAGCAGCTCCGCCAGCGGCTCGAGAAGGAAGGCGCGCCGATGGTCGAGAACCGGATGGGTGTCCAGACCATGAGTGAACCGATGAAGACGCTCGACGCCGAGATCCTGTCCGCGCGGATCCACTCGGATGGGGACCCGGTCCTCTCCTGGATGCTTGGCAACGTGGTTGCGAAAGAAGACCAGAAAAAGAACGTGTACCCGCGCAAAGAGAAACCGGAAAACAAGATTGACGGTGCCGTGGCGCTCATCATGGCGCGGCGAGCGGCGATGTTGTCTAAGGAAACACCGACGGACTTCGGAGCGTTCAGCCTGTGATACGAGCGGTAGCGAGCATAGCGAGCGCGTCAACTTCCCATGATTGAAACCCTCAGCAATCTAGTCCTCGAGCGCGGCGGCTTCGACATGGCGCGGCGCGACGAGCACCGCGACGTCCTCGGCACCGCGGGCGATGCCAAGATCGGCTCCTCGGTCTGGAACCTGCTGAGCCAGGGCGCCGGCACTTACACCGGCCGCGCGGTCACCCCCCAGACGGCGATGGGCTACATCCCCGTCCTGGCCTGCGTCGGAAAGATCGCAAAGTCCGTCGCGAGCTGCTCGCTGGTGACGAGCCGCAACACCGGCAAGAATTCCTCCACTAAGAATCCGGCCGTGGACGATTACCGCTACCGGCTCCTGAAAGAAGAGCCCAACCCCGAGATGTCGAGCTTCCAGTGGCGCGAACAGATCGTGCTGCAACTGCTCCTCTGGGGTAACTCGTACTCGTATCTGGACTGGGACGGCGCCGGCCGGCTGCGGGCCATCTGGCCGCTCGAATCCGCCTACGTCCAGGTGCTGCGCACGCCGCCCCAATTTTCCGATGACGGGCGCATGATCATGGGCAAGCTCTTCTACCGGTACTTCCCACACAATCCCTTTAGCGTGCCGGTCCCAGCCGGGATCTACGCGGCCGAGAACATCCTGCACATCCCCTACCTCGGCTTCGATGGGGCCGTGGGGTTCTCGCCGATCACGCTCGCCCGTCAAGGTATCTCGCTCGGCATGGCCGCCGAGGAATACCTCGGGCATTTCTACGCGAACGGCGGGAAGCCGCCTGGCTGGATCGAATGGCCGGGCGAGATCCCCGACCGCGAGAAATTCATGGAGAAGTGGCGGACGGTGCAGGGCTCGCTCGACAAGGCCGGCTCCTTTGCGCTGATGTACGGCGGCATGAAACTGCACGAAATGAAGATGAGCCCCGAGGACGCCCAATACGTCGAAGGCTCGAACCTCACCATCGCGCAGGTCTGCCGGCTGTACGACATGCCGCTGTCGATGATGGGCGACCCGGGCGGGAAGGCCAGCACCTACGCCAGTTCCGAGCAGGACGACCTCAAGTACGGGAAGCATACCATCGCCCCGATCTGTGAGCGGATCGAGGGGAAAATCAACATCACTGTGCTCGGATCGAACGACGCCCTAACCTGTCGCCACGATCTACGCGCGCTGTACCGCGGCGACATGAACACCATAGCTGCCGCGCACTCGCGAGAGATCATGTGCGGAAAAATCAGCCCCAACGAGGCGCGCGCCGAGTCCGACTGGAACCCGGGCCCCCCCGAACTGGACGAATTCTGGATGCAGGGCGCCATGGCAACCGTAAAGCACCTGGCCACCAACGGCCCTTCACCGAACGCGAGCAGGCCTCCAGCGGCCAAGGAATAGCCCATGAAAGGCAACCCAACCGTCATTGAGGTACTCTTGAAGGCCTGCGCAGCCGAAGTCCGCTCGCATGTCCAGTATCGGCAGGACGCGGCCGTGCTCGAGAATCTGGGGCTGCCGGCGCTCGCGGCCTACCTGATCGGCCGGGCCGGCGAAGAGTCGGAGCACCTGAAAAAGTACCTCGCGCGGCTCACGTTCCTGGAAGGCGCGCCGGCGTTCCAGCCGACCGCGACCGTCTATAACTCCGACGTGCTGGCGGTGCTCAATGGCCAGCTCGCCCTTGAGCTGCAGGCGAGCGCGGACTACCAGGCGGCCGGCGACATGGCCGCAGCGTCTGGAGACGCGGTGACCCGCGATCTGTTCGCGGAGATCGAGGCGGACGAACAGGAGCACATCAACTGGCTCGAGGGCGAGCTCGCCATCATCAGCCGGTTCGGGATCGAGGCTTACGTGGCCGGATACAGGGCGAAGGGGGTTTGACAATGGGACTGCGAAACGAAGAGCGGGCGGTCAAGTACCTCGTGACCGAGAAGGACGGGACGACGCACCTGCCGTACACAGGATCGGACGGGAAGCCCAACCCCGCGCTCATGAGCGCGGCCTGGGCGGCGCTGCACGGCGGCCATCGTGGGAAAAAGTATGCCGGGCCCGACAAGGCTGGCGCGATCGAGCGGCTCAAGGAAGTCTACAAGGCCGAGAAGATGGACCTGCCCGACGAGAAGAAGTCCTTCGCCGATGGGCTCGAGGAATTGCGCGGCCTACTGACACACGCCGTCACTACCGCGCTGCCGGAGTCCGTTCGTTCGCTTTCCCAAGAGCAGCAGGACTGCCTTGCGCTCATGCAGCAGTGCCGGGCCGCCTGCTACGCGGTGATGTCGTATCTCTCGTACATGCCTTACGGCTGGGACGGGATGCCCGAGGGCGGCTACAGCGCCTTCTGGGAGGGCTACCAGTGCTGCGACCTGTGCATCGGCCTGGTGGGCCGCGAGTCCCCTTTGACGCCGGCCGCTTTCGAGTTGTGCGCGGCGGCCTGCCGGGAGTGCGCCATCGAAACCGAGGACGCGATCCTCAAGGCCTGCGCCGTGGTGGCCTCTGCGACCGCCGACGCCTGCGACAAGATGGCCGCGCCGGGCGAGGGCGAGGAAGGCCGGCGGGCGAAGGATCACGACGAGGTACGCACCCTGAAGTGCGAACTTCGCTCCGATGGATCCGGCCGCAAGATCGTCGGCTACCCCATCGTGTTCAACCAGCTCTCCCAGGACCTGGGCGGCTTCCGCGAGCGCGTGCTGCCGGATGCCGTGGTCTTCGACGATGACGTCCGCGCCGACTTCAACCATGATGCGAATTGCATCTTGGGCCGTTCAAGCGCCGGGACGCTCCGCCTGACCGTGGACACCAAGGGCGTCCGCATGGAAGCCGACGCTCCCGAGACGTCGTGGGCTAACGATCTGCTCGTATCGATCGATCGCGGCGACATCGACCAGGGGAGCTTCGCTTTCCGTGTGCTACCCGGCGGGCAGAGCACCGCCGATGAAAGCGGCGAGGTGGTTCGCACCCTCAGCAAGATTCTGGTGAGAAAGGTCAGCGTGGTCAGTGACCCGGCTTATTTGGCGACGAGGATTGAACTGCGGAATCTTCCCGCAGCACCGCCGCCTGCCAGCCTTCCGAGTCCGACCCTGAAGCTGCGGCTAGTGGGAATGAATTTGGACTTACTGGAGAGAGAAGCGTAGCAACGCAGCGTCCCGGTAAACGCATCGGGGCGCGGCGAACGCATCAATTTTCCAGGCGGCCCCGCTTGGAGAAATCAAAAGGAGAACCGGAATGAAAATCCATGAAATGAGACAAGCGCGGGCCGCGCTTATCGGCGAAGCCCGTGCAATCGTCAACACCGCGGAGGCCGCCAACCGCGACCTGACCACCGAGGAGCGGACTGCCTATGACGGCAAGCTCTCCCAGGTGGAAGAGATGAAGGGCCGCATCGAACGCGAAGAGCGGCAGTCCGCGCTCGACGCCCAACTCGCACAGCCGCTCGCCGGACAGCCCGCTCCCAAGGGCGACAAGGTGCGCTCGTTCGACTTCTTCGACTACGTGCGCGCCATTGGCGGCTCGCACATCAACCGGCGCGACCCCATCTCCTACGCCGCCGAGAACATGGGCAACCCGGACCTCTCGCGCGCCCTGGCCGCCTCCGTGGCAGCCAGCGGTGGATTCGCCGTCCCGACCATCCTGGCGAACGAATTCATCGAATTCCTGCGCCCGAAATCGGTAGTCCGCGCAGCGGGCCCGCGCATCCTCCCGATGACGAACGGAAACCTCAGCCTGCCGCGCATCACCGGCGGCGCCGTGGCGACGTGGCTAGGCGAGAATACCAACATCACCGCTACCCAGCAGACGTTCGGCCAGGTCAAGCTGATCGCGAAGAAACTGGCGGCGCTGTTGCCGATCTCGAACGACCTGCTGCGCTACGCCAATCCGAACACCGACGCCACGCTCCGGGCCGACCTCATCGCGGCCATGGCGCAGGGCGAGGACCTGGCATTCCTCCGCGGAGACGGCACGGCATTCACCCCCAGGGGCATCCGCAACTGGGCCGCCGTGGCGAACTTCATCACGATGAACGCCACGGTGGACATCCCGCACATCACGAGCGATCTGGGCTCGGCGATGGCATACCTGCGGCAGGCCAACGTCCAACTGGACGGCCAGACCGGCGCCTGGTTCTTCAGCCCGCGCACCTTCACCTATCTGCAAACGCTGCGCAACCCGACCACCACCGTCTACGCCTTCCCTGACATGCAGGGCACGACGCCGACGCTGTTTGGATACCGGGTATTCAGCACCTCGCAGATCCCGGTCAACCTGGGTGCGACGGCCAACCTGTCCGAGTTCTACTTCGTCAACATGGCCGATTGCGTCATCGGCGAAACCGCCAACCTGATCCTGGACGCCAGCAACGAGGCGACCTACGTCGACTCCAACGGGGCGACCATTTCGGCGTTTGCGCAGGATCAGACTGTGATCCGCTGTATCGAAGAGACGGACTTCGCTCTCCGGCACGACCTCGCCGCCGCGGTCGTCACGGGGGTCAGCTACTAACCCGGCAACCGGGGGCGGCCCGCGCTGCCCCCACGTCAAGAAAAGGAGATCAAGACAATGAGCCTCGCAATGCAAAAGAACATCGGCGCTTTTATCGAAAGCGTCCTCGCCGGGATAGCGATCAACGTCACCGCCGGCGCCGGCAACAACGCCTCCGTCATCACCGGAACCAACATCGACCTGCTGGCCTACGGTGGCCCGAAGTCCTGCGTGGTCACGTTCCCGTTCACGGCGACGTGCGCCTCGGGGTCCACCCTCAGCCTGGCGGCCTACCTCCAGAGCACCGCCGACGTCACGAACGGCCCCTGGGTGAACGTCGCCACCATGGCCGCCGAAGTCGTGGAGACCGGCGTTGCCGGTGGGGCGGCCCAGTCCCTCACGGTCGATTTCGACGTGGATCTGAGCGGCTCGAAGCGCTACGTCCACGTCTGCTACGTTCCGACCTGCTCCCGCGCCGGCACGGACACAGTGAACATCTATCCGCCGATCCTGACGCTGGCGGGCCAGGCCGAGCTTCCGGACGCCACGACGCCTTCGTACTCGGCGTAGAGTTCCTTCCTCCCGGGGCCGGTTCTCGACGGCCGGCCCCGCTTTTTCCAAAGGAGCACTATGAAAATCATCGTTCTGATTCTGGTTCTCGCCGCGGCAGTATTCGCGCAGGCGGTCACCCCGACCATCTGCGGCTCCGACATGCAGATGGTTGCCACGGGCGACCGCTACTCCTGCGTCTCAAAGACCATCGCCACCGCGCGGATCCTCGGGAACAACAGCGGCGTGGCGGCCATGCCTTTCGCCCTTACTACCGCCCAGGTGATGACCATGCTGGGAGCGGCGCCGGCGGCTACCAGCGTCACCGTGACCTCGCTCGCGCCGTCCGCAAGCCTTCCCGCGGCGTCGGCCGCCGTGTTGGGGCAGGTCTACAAATGGAGCTACGCGCCGGCACCGAACGTCTGCCCGGACTCGGGAAGCTACGGCCCAGCGAGCGCCGTCAATGTGGCGCTCTGCGTGACCCTGGACAATGCAACTTGGCTGCCGGTAATTACCCAGACCGCAGCCACGCTCGGCTCCGAATCGCTGGCACAGGGCGATTTCACCACCCAGACGAAATGGGCGAGGAGCGGCGACTTCGCCCTCGTCATGGGCATGGCCACGTACACGAAGAGCGCGGGCTCCGGGAGCCTCACCCAGACCAGCGGCAACCTTGCCGCGGCGGGTGTGGCCGGGGCCGTCTACAAACTCACCTACGACCTGACGGGCACCGTGGTGGGCGACACGGCCTGCTACGTGACGACCGCGTTCGCGTCGGCAAACGCTACGTTGCTGATTGGGACCTCGCAGGTGGTCTACTTCGTGGCGGCGTCGAGCCCTGGCAACTTCGTCATCACGTGTAGCGGCACGACCGCCGCGGCCGTATCGGTGGACAACCTATCGCTGAAACGGGTCCTACCGGGCGCAACGGCGCTCGGAACCGCTAGCGTGGTAGGCGGCACGGCGGCGAAGCTGGCCTGCTATTTAGCCGATGGGAAGACCTTCGGCACGGCCACCATCACAGCGGGCGACATCTCGGCATGTAACTAACAGCTTGCTGGTGGCCGGGGTCATTCCCCGCGCGGTTGGCCTCTCCAGGGCCGCTTGCCACCAGCAGGAATCTTTGATACTGGAGAGAGAAACTGGAGAGCAAGAATTCAATGATCATCGACCCCAAAACCAACCTCTTCATCGCCACGCCCGCCTTCGGAGCCCAGCTCCACACCTCCTACGTGTGGTCCCTGCTGCGGACCTCGAACATGCTCTGCGCCCAGGGCCTCCACCACACGACGGCCTTCGTGCCCGGCGATTCCCTGGTGCAGCGCGCCCGCAACGTACTCGTGGCGCAGTTCATGGCCAGCGGCGCCGATCCGTTCATGTTCATCGACGGAGACATCAAGTGGGAGCCCGAGTCCATCCTCCGCCTGCTGGGGGCATCGCAGTACCCCGAGATTGAGGTCTGCTGTGGCATCTACCCGAAGAAGTCGAAGAAGCCCGAGTTCCCGGTCAACTTCCTGCCCGGCTCCGACAAGGGTCTGATCCAACACCCCGAAACCGGCTACATCGAAATCAAGGACGCCCCGACCGGCTTCCTGGTGATCCGGCGCACCGCCTTCGTGAAAATGATGGCGGCCTATCCCGAACTGAAATGCACGCTGCGGCCGGAACGCCCCGATCCGGAAGAGGAGCAGTACGAGTACAGCCTGTTCAACTGCATGATCGACAACGGGCACTTCCTCAGCGAGGACTACGGATTCTCGCGGCTCTGGCAGCGCATCGGCGGCCGGGTGTGGATGGACCCCAAGATCAACCTGTCGCACTTCGGGCTAATGGAGTTCGACTCGAGCATCTCTTCGGCTCTCGTGATGGGGAAGAACCTGCGGCCGCAGTTCGCCGAGCAGATTCAGGGCTGGATGACGAAGGACGAACTCCAGTTCCTCGCCGGCGCCGCCAAGAACGTTGGCTCGATTGTGGAGATCGGGTCATGGAAGGGCCGCTCGACCTTCGCGCTGCTTGAGAATTGCGAGGGCCCGGTCTACGCCGTCGACCATTGGCTCGGCTCGGAAGGGGAGCGGGAAGGACCGCACGCAGAGGCGGCCACGACGGACATCTTCGCCGAGTTCATGTTCAACGTGGGGCACTTCGCCAATCTCCACGTCGTGCGCAAGGGAAGCCCGGAGGCGGCGGCCGAGGTCCCCGAGGTGGACATGGTCTGGATTGATGGCGGGCACCGCTACAAAGATGTGGTGGCCGACATCCAAGCCTTCAAGGGCAAGGCGAAGCGGCTCATCTGTGGCCACGACTACCACGATGAGGCAGTGGCGCGCGCGGTGGCCGACACACTCGGCAGCGTGCATCGCGGGCCGGGTTCGATCTGGATCAAGGAGGTAGCGGCGTGAGGGTTAAGGTTCTAAAGGTGGACCCCGTGCTGCTGGCCGACTTGCTGCGCAACCCGTGGAACGCCACATCCACAGGGTTCCCGGAAGATGGAGAGATCGTGAACGTGAGGCCGGCCGGAGGCCTCGGGGCTCCCCTTACCATTGAGCTGTTAGTCAAAAGCGGGACCTTTCCCGAGGTGGATGGGAGTGAGCCTTTTCCGTCGTTTGATGTGATTTTCACCCGCAGATCGGAGGCAGCGTGACACTCGTAAGATTCACCGCCCACAGCGGTATTTACTTTCCCGGCGAGGTGGCCGGGTTCGTCCACAATGAAGCGGCTCGGCTGGTGAGCCTGAAGGTAGCGGTGTTTGTGAACCCGCCCGCAGCCGTGCAGGAGACGGCGCTGGCTCCGGCAGACGAAGCGCCGGCCGTGGCCGAGGAGACGGCGCTGGTTCCCGAAGAGACGCCCGATCCGGTGCGCAAAAAGCGCGGCAAATGAACCTGAAGCTCATCCCTCCCGATAGCAGCCATCCGGCCGGCCTGGAACCGATCACGGTAGACCAGGCCCGGTCGCAGCTCTGCTACTCGGACATCGACCAGGACACCGACATCGCCGCCATGATTTCGGCGTCCCGGTCCCTCGCGGAGATGTACAACGGGCGCCTCCAGGTCCTCAATCGCTGGGAGCTGGCGATGGACTGCTGGCCTGGCTCGGCCAACATGAGCCCGTCTCTCATGCCGAATCCGTACTTCGGGTTCTGGCCTTCGGACGCCTACCGCCTGTTGGTAGGGGCCGTGCCGGGATCGGCGGCTATCTCGCTGCTGTGCCCGCTGGTATCCGTAGAGAGCGTGAAGTGGAAGGACCGCAGCGGAACCGATCACACGCTGGTCGAGAACACCGATTATATCGTGGACACCTACAAAGAGCCGGGGATCATCTGCCCCGCTCCGGACGCCAGTTGGCCGATGGCCGGGCTGTGGCCATCGTCGGCGATCCGGATCCAGTTCACGGCGGGCCGCGTCCCCAGCGTGGCCGATTGGCTTGCGGCATACGCGGCAGCGCATCCGAGCGACCCGACGCCAGACGTTACCCCGCCGCAGGTTCCGGTTCATATCGTCCAAGGGGTGAAGCTGCTGGTGTCCCAGTGGTTCACGAACCGGATACCGTTCAATCCGATCCGCGCGATCGCCGAGGTTCCCTTCGGCGTCTCGGCGCTGTTCACGTCCGACAAGCTCTGGCTCTAACATGGCGATTCAACCGGGCGACCTCCAGCAACGGATCACGATTGAGCGCAAGCTCGATGCCCGCACTGACGACGGGGCGCAGAGCGGAGAGTGGCTGGAATGGTTCAAGTGCCGCGGCGACGTGCAGGCCCTCAGCGGGATCGTGGGATTCAAGGGGGACCGCCCAACGGTCGAAGCGAGCCACAAGGTGATCATCTTCCGCAAGTCCGGCCTGATTCCCCTGAGCATGCGCGTGAACTGGTACGGGCGGCTGCTGGTGATCCAGGAAGTTCTCGACCCGGCTCCTGGAACGCGGCCGATTGAGCGCGAGACGTGGCTGATGTGCAAAGAGCACCGGCCGGCTCCGCTGGCGTAAAGGGATGGCCGGTGCGCGGGCACAGGCCCCTTGCCGAGTTAACGGTAGGTCGCTGGGGTTGAACCAGCAGCGCGCACCACATCACAGGATAGCACCACGAGCATGAAGATCGGCGTCACATTCGAGCAGCACTTCGACGGCTGGGCCGGCCTATTCAAGGCCGTCGACGACGCCACGCTCGCCCCCGTTGTCCTGGAGGCGGCGAAGATCATCCGCTCCGAGGCGGAACGGCGCGCGCCAATCGCAGGCCTGTACGGGCAATATTCTCGCAACCGGGACCGAAAGCCGGGCCGGCTGCGTGGCAGCATCCGGGCTATCCCGCTCCCCAAGCTCGGACAGAGTCGCGGGCCCGTGGCGCTGGCGGGACAGGACATCCGCGGCCCGGGCGGAGACATCTGGTATGCCCGCCTGGTACAGAGCGGAACGAAGTCGCACTACATCGGCAAGGGTGCGCGGGGATCGTCCGGTAGCAAGGCCGGCAAGATGCTCCGTGGCGCCCGCCCGCAGCCGTTCTTTAAGGATGCGGTCACTGCCACGCGCGCGGCGGCCCGCCAGAAGCTCATCGACGGCGCGACGGCCATCCTGAACGCGGTACCAACACGGTAATGGAAATCCACGAAGCGCTCCATCGGTATCTGGCGACGGTCCCGGCGCTCTCGGCAATCGGGGATCGGATTTATGAGGGAGCGGCGGACCCGCAGGCGCAGAAGCCCTACATCGAGTTCGGCTATTCCATCGGGACACGGGACCAGACGCACGACGGACCGATCCCGATTGTCACGGCGCGCTTTGGCCTGCACGTCTGGGATAGGACCTACAGGGGCGCCAGAAACAACGGAATGGCTCTCGTGAAAGCCCTACTGGCGTTCCGCGGACTCGGAGACGTGGACGTGGCCAACACCACGGTAAGCGGCCCCGACGACAACCCGGAGAGCGGGCCGAACAGCCTGTACGACGATTTCGGCGTGGACCTGATGGCGGAGATCATCTACCGTGAGCGATAAGAAAAGCGTCTCGGAGCGCGGCTGGTATCACGGCGCGAAGTGGGCCGGCTACGACCGCTTCTGCTGCGCCTGGTGCGAGTTCAGTACGGTCCACCCGGACGGGCAGAAGACCATCGAGAAGCACATCCAAGATATGCACCCGGCGGCTCCGCCACCAGCAGCACCCGGAAGCGGTCTCTACGACGCCGACGGCAAACTGATTTCCTAGCGACCGATTTCCTCACTGACTTTTCACCCCAGCGGCGTCAGCCGCAATTTAGTAAGCAAAGGAGCAACAGCAAATGTCCGCAACCCTTCTAACCAAAACGACCCCGCCGGGGCAATTCCCGACTGCGGGGGTAACCGTTACCATGACCGCCGCCGACACCACGAACGGCAACTGCTTCGTGGCCGGCGGCAAGGACCTGCTCATCATCCAGAACACCAGCACCGCGGCAGAGGTGTTCTCGCTCATCAGCCAACCCGACGAATACGGCCGCGTCGGCAACATCACCTCCGAGAGCCTCTCGGCCAGCACCATCCACGTCATCGGCCCGCTGCCGACGCACGCCTGGGCCGACAGCAACGGCAAGATCAACCTGACCTCGACCGGCGCCGACATCAAGTTCGGCGTGATCGCGCTCCCGTAGGCGAGCCACGGAGAAAAGGAGACCAAAACCATGAGCACCAAATACAATGCCTACGGGACTCAGCTCCAAATGGGGGACGGCGCAACCCCGACCGAGACCTTCGTCACCGTCGCCGCCTGCAAGGATCTGCCCATCCCCGGCGGCAAGCTGGCGATGAACGACGGCACGACGCACGACTCGCCCAACGGCTACACCGAGGTGATCCCGGGCCTGAAGACCGGCGGAACCTTCACGGTCGCGACCCTGTTCGACCCGGCCGAGCCGACGCACAATATGAGTGGCCTGTACGGCTGCTTCCAAAACAAGACGAAGAAGAACTACAAGATCGTCTGCCCTACCACCAGCACCTGCTACTTCACCTTCGCCGCCTACGTGAGCGGCTGGTCCGGAACGGCGCCCGTGGCCGGCTTCCTTGGAGCCTCGGTCGAGTTCACCATCACCGGCTCCGTCGACATGCACACGTCGTAACGGTCAATCACTGGAGAGATCATGACCCCAACACAAAAGCGGATCGCCCCCGTCTTCCCTGTCGAACTCGGGGGCCGATCCCTGTCCCTGCAATTCAACTTCAACGCCTACGCCGCCTTCGAGGAGGTCACCGGGAAGAACTTCTTCGAGGTGATTTCCAAGCTCGGGGAACTGATGGCCGCCGACGCCGCGGCCTCAAAGCTCGTGGACCCGTCGGGAAAACTTTTCAAGCCCGACCAGACGTTCCGCATCGTGGACGCCACCCTGCTGCGCGCGCTGATCTATGCCGGAGTGCAGGGCGCGGCGGCACTCGCGGAAGAGTCCAAGAAGCCCGACGACGAAGACCTGCGCATGGTCGAGGACGGCAAGCTCACCGTGCGGCAGATCGGCAACCTGATGGGAACCGGGACGAACTTGCTGACGCTCCTGCCGGCGATCCTCAACGCGCAATCGGCAGCGCAGCCGGATCCGGAGCCGGGGAGCGAGGGTAGCGACCGCCCTCCTCGGAAGCCAGTCGAAAGCTCGATTGGCTGAACGCCTGGGCCTTCGCCCGTGAGGTCCTGGGGATATCGCTGCGGGAGTTCGGGTGTATGACGCCGCGGCAGCTCGTGGCGCTCGCCCGCGTCCGTGAGTCGCGCGAGTTGCGTGCGGACTATCGCGCGGCGCAGATCGCGGCGGCCGTCTGTGAGCCCAACCGCGACCGCTCGGTGCGTGCGGAGCCGTTCACGCCGTTCGATTTCATGCCCTTCCTTCCGAAACACCTCCGGGACCGAGACGAGACCGCACCCGTGGATCACTCTGTCCAGATCATGCAGATGTGGATGGCCGCCACCGGAGGCAGGGTCATAAAGGACGCCAAATAGATGGGCTCCATCGCCGATCTCTTCGTAACCATCGGTCTCAACACCACAGATTTCCTCAGTAACCTCTCGGGTGCCAAGGGGTCCTGGGACGACTTCGGGAAGAGCCTGAAGAACTCGAGCGGCGACATGACCGACGCCGGGAAATCGGTCACGGCGCTCAGCGCCCCGCTGCTCGCCCTCGGCGGCGCCGCGCTCGCCGCGCAAGAAGACATCGAGCAGGCCTTCAACACGATCCGCGTGTCCACCGGGAACACTGGGGGAGCGCTTACCGGGCTCGAGACTACCTTCAACTCGGTCTTCGGCTCCATGCCAGCGTCGGCGGCCGACGTTGCTACAGCGATCTCCAAAATCCACCAAGCCACACAGGAGACAGGCCCGGACCTGGACGCGCTGGCGACGTCGGTACTGCATCTGTCCACGTACACCAGTACCGGGCTCACGCAGACCATCCAGGGGGTGACGGAGGACTTCAAGGCGTGGCAGGTTTCGACCGCCAATCAGCAATCCACCCTCGATTTTCTGTTCAAGGTGGTGCAGAACAGCAACGTCACTTTGGGAGACCTCACTGAGTCCTTGGCGTCAATGGCTGGCCCGCTTCAGGTGGCCGGGTTTGGGCTCGATCAGGCAGCAGCACTGATAGCGCAGTTGAGTTTGGCGGGAGTGCCGGCGCAGACGGCTATCCGCGGGATCAACACGGAACTGGCCAATGCCGCCAAGATGGGGATAACGGATGGGCACGCGGCTCTCCAGGGGCTCATTGATCAGATCAAGGCAGCCCCCAACCTCATGGCCGCTGGAGCCATCGCTGGTGAGGATTTTGGGAAGCGGGCTGGCAACAATCTCGCCGTAGCCATCCGCGCCGGCCGCTTCGACCTGGATGCTTTCCTGACGAGTGTTTACAGCTCCCACGACACCCTCGCCAAAGCTGCCGCCGACACGGACACACTCGGAAAAGAGCTAACGATCTTCAAAAACAACGTCGAGCTCGCGCTCCAGCCGCTTGGCCAGCTAATCGACGAGAAGCTCAAGGGGTTTGTCGAGCAGGGCGGACCCGCTATAGAAATCGTGAAGGGATTCGTCGCGGGGTTCACGGCGTTGCCTCCCTTCGTGCAGAATGTGGCCCTGTCATTCGGCGGAGTGCTCGCGGTAATCGGTCCGATGGCGGTAGGGCTGGGGCTCGTGATCGGGCAGATTTCAAACCTCATCCCCGTCATCACCAGCGCGGCCGGCGCGCTCGGCGTGACGTCCCTCGGGCTGGTGGCGATGACTGCGGCGATCGCCGGGCTTGTGGTCGGTACGGCCATCGCGATTGCGGCCGTCAAGTCCAACCAGGCCGATGCCGACAAGCTCGTCGGAGATATCACGTCCAAGCTGCAATTGCTGAAGGGTGTCCAGGTGGACACGACCGCGGCGACGGAGGCCTACAACAAGGCCATCGCAGGTGGAGGCGGGATCAAGGATGCGATGGTGGCGTACAACGCCGCTCTCGATAAATTGGTCGGCGCTCACGAGGGAGTCGTCACGGCGCAGCACAACGCGCAGATGGCAACCCTCGGACTCACCGCCGTGCAGCAGGCCCAGGTCGGATCGCTGGTCGCCCAGGGCAAAGCCTTCAACGATGCCGTCGCGCTCGTTATCGCCAACACAAAGGCCACCGAGGACCACACTTCGGCAAGCTCTCTCTCCGCTGAGGCGATGAAGAAGCTCCAGACGGAGATCAAGAACCTACAGGCCACGCTCGAAATCGAAGGCGTCAGTTTGGACCGCGGCTCGCTGTCGCTCCAGGACTACCTGAAGGCGCTCGAAGATACCAAGGGGGGACTCGTCGCGCTCGAAGCGCAGGCGCAGCAGCAGCAGCGCATTTACGACAACGCCTTTGCCCAGTATCAGGCAGGGAAGATCACCCTGACGGCGCTGGGAGAAGCGCTCCTCACAGCGCAGAATGCCTGGCAGAAGTTCACGGATGCGGCGCAGAAAGCCTCTGACGCGACGGCACCGGCAGCCGAAGCCTTCCGGCAGCTCGGCGTGGAGACTGTCGCCCAACTGCAGGAGAAACTCGACAAGGCGAATGCATCCTTGACCGCGATCGCGGCCACTACCGACACCAACTCCATCCCCGCGATGGCGAACCTGGGTACCGCCACCCTGGCAGTCCAGAAGATTCAGGATGCCCTGAACGCCTCCATGCTGGCGGGGCTCAAAGCCGGCGATGACCTCGGCGGGGCCTACAAGACCCTTGGACTCGAATCCATTAAGGCTCTCACCGACAAGGTGGTCGATGCGGAGGGCGCAGTAACGGCGATTGCCGCCCTGTTCTTCAACCACAAGGCGACGATCCAGGACGTAAACAACGCCGAGCAGAAACTGACGGAGGCGCAGAACAACCTCACCGACGCCATGAAGCGCGGACGCGACGACGGGCTCGGGCCGCTCAATGACGCCTTCAAACTGGCGGGAATCCCGACCATCCAGAGCTACAAAGACGCGGTGGACAAAGCGCAGGCCGCAGTAGAAGCCGCGGCGATGGTGATGAAGAACGGCGGAGTGGATGCGGCGAAGAACTACGGGACCGCTGTCGGCGCTCTGACTCAGGCGCACAAAGACCTCAAGGATCAGGTAGACAAGGCCGACGCCGCCCTCCAGCCGCTCAAGGGGGATTTCGACACGTTGGGGGTGGTGACGCTCGCCACGCTCAAGCAGAAGTGCGACGACGCCGACGCCGCGCTGGGTCGGATCGTGCAAGCGATGAAGGACGGCAAAGCTCCGACGGGAGACTACGGCGCCGCCGTCACTGCCGCCCAGGTGGCGCACAACAATCTGAAGACCGCGATGGAGCAGAATCAGGCGGCCTGCTCGCCCTACGCCACTGCCCTCGATGCGCTGCGCGTCGATTCCATTGAGGCAATGACCGCGAAGGTGGACGATGCCAAGAAAGCCTTCGGCGAAGTGCAAGCGGTCTGGGAGGCATCCTCCAAAAAAGACGGAGACCTGGATAACTTGGCCCTCGCCTACGCGGCAGCGAAAAAAGCACAGGATGATCTG